GACGGGCCTGGCACGTCACCTTCACGCTGGTGATTGCCTACAACTTGGCCAATATGTACTGGATTTGGGTCAAGCTGGTCGGCCCGGTGCTCTGGTCCTGGCCTGCGATGCAGGAACGCATCTTCAACTGTGGTTAACCCCTATGATTGATCCCGTAGTGTTACTTTTCGTAGCTGGTGTAGCCTGGGTGGCCGGCAACCAGATTGGCGAGCTAGCCGCTGACTACTTGGGCTTCCCACCGGCGCCAGGGGCGGCTTATTTGTGGGACTTGAGCAATGCGCGGCCGATGCGGGAGTTTGCCCACTGGCTGATCGGGGACGCCTGGGTGAACTACCGGCGCTAGAGGTCTGGAACAACCCTAAACTCAAAATCGGGGTGGAGGCGCTACATCATTGCGCAGTATTTGAGCGCATCGATGTAAAGGTGGCGCGTGGCGCGCCTCTTGTTGGCAGTATATTTCCAATCGTACTTGGTGTGATGGCTGGTGCCAGACTTTGTAGGGCCGATGACAAAGCCACCGCTCTCCGTGATCAGGAACTTTTGCTCAATCTTGGGTACTGTGGGCATTTCCTAGACATAAGCGCTAACTTGGGAAAAGTCAAATGACCCGCGTGATCATCCACAACCACCTGCCCCGACGGCGGACGCGGGACTACGCAGAGCCGAAAGGCATTTTGTCGGCGCATCCCCATCTTCCAAGTGAGGAGGGGCGCGAATGGTATGCGCGGCTGTCGTCGGCTGCTCAGGCTAAGCCTACCGATCCAAAGGGGGGCGTGTCTGGTTGGTCGAAGGAGGCGCTTTCGCATTACGCCCGCGGGATGGATGCTATCACCGAGCGGGACTTGAAGGACGATGAGCCTCGGATTGTGTCTGGGGTGCGAGGGATGCAGTCAAAATCCTTTAGCAAGCGTTTCTCCAACCAGGCCGCGATGGAGCGGTGGATGAGCAGCCCCGAGGCTGGTGACTATGAAGTTCAACGAGTTGAGCGAGCCTAATGGTTGAACGTTACAGGCGCAAGAATAAGTTCCAAATCTGGCACGATGCGCTCATCCAGCGGGCGCGCGGCCGGAAGCGTGGCGACTTGCCTTACCTGGAAAGACACCACATCATCCCCCGGTGCCTGGGTGGGGATGACGCCAAGTCTAACTTGACACTCTTGACGCCGGAAGAGCACTTCGTAGTTCATCAGCTGTTAGTCAAACTCAACCCGGGGAACAAGAGCCTTGTCAACGCGGCGTGCATGATGGTTGCATCGGGCAAGGTTCCCGGTCGAAAGGGAAACAAGCTCTACGGTTGGCTGCGGCGTCGGCTTGCGGCGTCTATGCTTGGAAAGCAGTATTCATTGGGGCTCCGGTACAAGCGTCCACCCGAGTTTGGGGAAAAGATTAAGGCAACTCACACTCCAGAGCGGCGAGCAGCAAACAGCGAGAGGATGCGGGGGAATCAGTTTGGATTGGGGAACAAAAGCACCAAAGGCCGGAAGTTGCCCCCGCGCTCAGCCGAATATAGGGCCGGGGCGCGTGAGAGGATGCGGGGGAATCAGCACACAAAGGGAAAGAAGCTGAGACCCAGAACGCCAGAGCACAACGAGCATCAGCGTCAGTCGCAGATTCGAAGCCGTCAGCGGCGGGGGTTGGCCAATGGTTGAGCGTTATCGGCGTCAGGGCTATCAGACGCCTCAGCAAGCCTCGGCGGCGTATCGGCCGGGTAGAGCCTCAATTAAAAAGGAGACGATTAAGCGAGCTGCGCGCGAAGGCAAGGAGCTTCGCAAGGCGGCCGCTGGTGACTCGTTCGTCAATTACGCCCTCAATCTCGGCATGGGAGCAAATAACGCTTTATCCTCAAGTACTTACGGCTTTAATCCAATAACCCGTATCCGGACTTTGTTGGATTGGGTGCACCGCGGAGCATGGATCGGCGGCGTCGCCATTGACTTATTGGCTGATGACATGACCCGGGGCGGCGTGGAGATTCTATCCACCAACACACCAGAGGATGTCGAGACGCTCCAGCAGGCAATCACTCGGCTGAAAATCTGGCAGGGGCTAAACGACAACGTCAAGTGGTCACGCCTGTACGGTGGCTCGCTCGCGGTGCTGCTCATTGACGGGCAGGACCCTGCGACCCCGCTGCGTATTGAGACTGTCGGGCGCGACAAGTTCAAGGGCCTGATGGTGCTGGACCGCTGGATGGTGGAGCCGGACCTTCAGCGCCTGGTCAAGGACTACGGCCCGCACCTGGGTCTGCCGGAGTGGTATCGGGTTGTCTCTGATGCCCCGGCGATGCGCAACCAGCGCATTCACTACACGCGCTGTATTCGGCTTGAAGGCATCCGGCTGCCCTACTGGCAGCGGATCATGGAAAACCTTTGGGGCCTGAGCGTATTCGAGCGGCTCTACGACCGGATGGTGGCATTTGACTCGGCCACCCAGGGTGCCGCCCAGCTGGTCTACAAGAGCTATATTCGCACTTATGCGATTGATGGCTTGCAGGAGGCCGCGGCGACCGGCGGTGACGCACTTGTGGGTATCGCCCGGCGCGTCGAGCAGATGCGCAAGTACCAGGGCATTGAGGGCATCACCCTGATTGATGGCAAGGACAAGTTTGAGGGCCATCAGGTCAGCTCCTTTACGGGCATTTCAGATGCCCTGCTTCAGTTTGCCCAGCAGCTGTCTGGGGCGCTCCAGATTCCGATGGTGCGATTGTTTGGACAGTCCCCGGCTGGGCTCAACGCGACCGGTGAGAGTGACCTGCGCACCTATTACGACAACATCCTGCAGATGCAGGAACGCGACATGCGCGAGGGGATGAACGTCATCCTACGCGTGCTGGCGCTGTCCCTGGGCATCGAGCTGCCAAAGGAGTTCAGCTTCAAGTTTGTTCCGCTGTGGCAGCTGAATGAGACTGAGAAGAGTGAGGTGGCCGATCGCGACTCGAAGTTCATCCTTGAGGTGGAGGCCGCGGGGTTGATTTCGGCCCGCACGGCGCTTCAGGAGCTCAAGGCCCTGGCACCGAAGACGGGTCGCTGGACCAACATCACTGAGGAAATGATCGACCAGGCCAGTGATGTCGCAGAGCCGCCGGAAGCTGGTGGCGAGGAAGGCAGTGAGGGCCAGCCAGGTGCTCAGCCTGGCGCGATGCCGGGAGCGCAGCCCGGGGCCGAAGGTGCGCCTAACTCGGCTGCTAAGCTCAACGGCAAAGGACCGCCCACCGGTGAGGGGGAGGGGGCTGCCTCCCTTGAGGGCCTGGAAAAGCTCAGGACCATCAGCAGGGCCGTCGGGAAGGACCGCGCGCTGGATCAGTACAGTCTGCCCTTCACCGAGATTGGCGGGCTCCAGATTGTCGTGGAGCAGCGGGCGGGCACTATCAGGTCGGGAGAGAATTGGGCGGTGGTCATGCCCGCAGATTACGGGCACTGCCGTCGAATTCCTAGCGCGGAGGGCGCGACCGAGTGGTTAGACTGCTTTTGCGGAAACAAACACTCGTCCAGGGACGTATGGATAATCGACGCCCTTAACCCGCACACAGGAAAGTTTGATGAGACGAAGCTTATGCTTGGCTTCGACAATTCTCGGGAGGCGGTTGACTGCTTTAAGAAGGCTTATGACGATGGAGCAGCCAAGCGGATTGGCGCGGTGAGTCACTTGCAGATGGACTCATTGCGCTGGAAGAATTGGATTGCAGACGATGGCAATAAGACCAAGCCATTTGCTAGTCTGGACCAGATGAGGAGCGCGGCGTGACCCAAGTAAAAACGGCACCCATTTCCTCGGACTTTTTGCTTCAGGGCCTGCGTCCAAGAGGCGGAGTGATAACCTGTGTCGCTTGTGGTCGGTGGGTTGGTCTTGGTGTCACCCGGAATCGCGCACCAGGGCCTTTGCCGCGTCATTTGGACTGTTCACCAGCAGCAATTGCGGCTGATGAGGCTCAGGCGGCTGAGCAAACACGGATCAATGAGGCCATCTGCCGTGAAGTGGGGTTGCTGGACTGACGGTATGACCTATCGACAGGCCGGCTGCGGTTGCTAATCGTGGGCTTGTTTGAGTTCCCCTTTGAGCCGGCTTGTCACTCTTATTTGT